CTTAATTGATTAATTGGTTTTAGTGCTTTGTGTAAATAAGATACAACAGTTTTCTTTGTTGGGTCCATAAGACCAGAAGTAACATATGATACTGAATCAGGCGATAATCTTACGCCTTGATTACTTCCGCTCTTTTCTTGGAAGATATAAAACTCTTCTACTTTATCTACAATCTTGGCACCAGTTGCAGGGTCTTTTTTGTATTTAACATTCTTAACTTTTCTTATTTTAGTCGCATCAATATTTCTAATGTCTTGTATACCAAGTTTAGGTTGTGATTCGTTAACTATTAAGTGATGATATAGTCTGCCATCAATATAATAAGACCTAAAGATATCTGTGCCCATTTCAGTGAACTTCATCATACCAATAAGTTTATTGAATTCTTCTACCATTGTTTTCTTGATATTATCTGGCGCATCTACGTTATCAAGATTTAATTCTACTGGTGCTTCGTTTTCTGAACCTACAATTGCTTCGTTGACGATATCTTCTATCGCCGCATCGACTTCTGGGTGAACTGCAACACCACGATATTTAAGTACTAATTGTCTATTATCTTTTGCTTGATTGCCGTCCATGTCAATGAACTGGCCATAGTGAGACCCACTAGCAGTTACATATCCAGCACCATCAGGGTCTGTAGGTGTGACTACCGATTGAAGTTTTTTCTTCTTTTCTTCTTTTTGTTTGTCTTCTGCTCTTTTTAGTTCGAAACCAAAAAGTTTCAGAATACTATTGTCTTGTTCTGCCATATATGTTCCACATTATATTCAATTCGCCCATAATAAAGAGCAAGTTTTATTCTTACTCTTTATTTATATATGTTTTAAGACTACGATGTAGTGTTACTTTCCCAATATTGTACTGCAAACTCAACTGTAAACTCTTCAATAGTGTCTACTGTTTCGTAGTTTAAGTCAATTGCACTGATATTTATAGGGAATGCACCTCTAAAATTATAAGTCTTGATGACCGATTCGTCTCGGTCTAACTGTTCTACTAGTAAATCTGCTTGATAATCAACTGGATTTGTTAAACCAGTATTTGCTTTATGATTGTTAATACCATTCTGCCATCTTTCCATAGCATTTCTGACATTAAAATCAGTATCGTTAATTATTGTTGCAGTCCAAGATTCAAACGTTCTATCACCCGCTACTTTAAGTTGACGACCTCTAAAAGGTACGATTAACTCATTCATGACTGCCGCAGGTAATTGAGCGGCCTTACATAAAAATGAAGTTAGTTCAACATCTGCTTCTGCATATGCAGGGAAGTTAATAGTCGCTTTAAAGAGATTAGGTCTAGCACCACCACCTCTTATTTTCGATTTAAAATCATCTACGCCCATTATTGCCATTACTTATCTCCTTAAACTGTTCCTACGACTTCTTCAAACTCTACACCAGTTCTAACTGCTACAAAGTTAAGAGTCACAAAGTTAATGCTTCTTGCAGGTTTAATGAATATACTTGCAACAAACTCGTTTCTATCTATAACTGCCGCGGTGTTATTTGTTGAATCACAAACAACTCTAAAGTCTGTTATACCTCTTCGACCTTGAATTTCTCTTAAGAAAGGTTCGACAATGTTTACGAATTCTGCACGAGTAAACTCGTCATTGAATTCAAACATTACGTTTCTACCAGCAATTGCAATTGCTCTTTCTATACCTAAGAATAATCGTCTGACATTGATTCTATCAAATGCAGATGGTCTAGATTCGTTAGTTTTATCACCGAATAACATGATACCTTGTCCTGGTATGTTTGCTATTGGGTTTATACCTGCTTTGTAAAGAGTATCTCTTTCAGATTTATTTGGACTTAACTCGATATCTGTAATACCTAGATATCTACCACGTCTTTGTCCAGCAGGTGAGAACCAATTTGCCGCAACTAAGTCAGTTGCCGCCATTAAACCTGCAGTGCTTGATGCCGCAGGAATCTTAATAAATTGGTCGTTATACTTATCAAATACTTTTAGATAGTTATTATCTTGTACTAGATAAGATGATTTAGTGTATGTGTTATTACATGCTAGTACTGCCGCATTTGTTCCTAATGTGATTGCCGCATTTCTACTAGGTGATGCAACTGCTACACAATCTTTTCTTAATGATGATGCAGTAGCAACTAAGTCATTTACAACTGTAGTTGCATTAGCATCTGCGATAGATTCTGGAGCAATCAAGAAGTCAACTTCAATATTGTCAACGTCTTCAAATTTGTCAAAACCTCTTAGTATGTCATCTGTACCTAATGATGATGAACTAACACCACCAGTAAATGACCATTCGTTTTGACCTGTTCCAAAAGTTACATCTGATTTAAAGTCTTGAGAACCATTTACTGCGTTAGTGTCCCATAATGCACCAGAAAAATCATTAATTCCATCTGAGTCACCATTTCTATGGAATGCGCCAGCATAAATGTATTCTGAACGTGCTTTGATAACATCTTTGTAATAATTAGACGTACCATCAGTTGCTTTTGCATTAGAGGCAACTGATAAGAAAGGATATGTTTCTAAAACTGTACCAGCAGTACCAGAGATTTCTCCGTCTTCATCGACTACTGCGATGTGAATTTCATCGTTTTTACCACCAAGACCACTTACAAATGAAGAAGTTCCTGGTGCATCATCAAATTGCGATTTGTATGTCCATGAATTAAAATTATTAACTCCACTACCGTCTGAATCTGAACTTCCACAAATTGATACTAATAAAGAATTACCTAATGCTCCTGGAAATCTTCCAATAAATGCTCCGTCTGACGAGTCGATTGTTGCGGTTTCAAATGCATTTAAATCATTTAATGCCTGATTAGTGGCACTTGCGTTTGTACCTGTTTGATTGTTAACTGCTAAAGAGTTTTTAGCATCTGAGTCTGTCTCACGTACTACTTGTAGTGCATTAGAGTATTTTAAAAAGAAAGCGGCCGAGTGAAAGTCAACCGTATTGTCAGTTGTTGGTGCAGAAAAAACTTCTACTAATCCTGCTTCATTTGAAACAAGTGTTGTTTGTCCTACTGGTCCCCAACCGAAGTTACCTACAAAAGCACCTGTATTAGTTGCGACATTAGGGACTACTCCCGTTAAGTCTATTTCCTTTACAGTTACCGCAGGCGATGCCGAAGGTGTAAATAATGCCATGATTCTATCCTATTCGTTTGTCTAATTATAAGTTATCATAATACGGTTATATTCAATGTATGCTTTTATTTATACAAAAGAAGTTCTCTACCACTCTTCTTGAATGATTTGGTCATTGTGTTGGTCAAACCAACGTTCTGCTTGTTCTTTTCTTTCTAGTTCTTGTTCAAACTGAGTGCCATCGTCTATGAACCCAACAGGCGGTACATCTTCGTCTATTTCTCTCATTCTATCTTCAAACATTATCTTTTTCAGGTCAATGTCAGTTAAGTCTCTAAAATATGTACCAGATACAAAGTATCCAAACAATACCAGATTCATCATTAGGTCGTCATGATTACCATCACTTGCTTCATAAGATTGACCTCGAGCAGTAAATGTAGATATTTCAAGTATTGTTTGTTCGTCAAATATCTGCAGTTTACGATGTTCTAAAATATCTTTAATTGATGAACACCCAATACGTTTTACTTTACGTGTCATTTCAATACCAATTCTATCTGCCTTGACAGCAGATTCCATGTGAATATTTTCGTATTCTAGTTCTTGATACAGTCCGTTGCAGACTAAAGTACCCTGGTCATTCGATTCTATGACTACATAACAGTCATTATAGAACTTTGCGTACTTATATATAATATTAGGAAACAATACAGGAGAAATAGTATTATTGCGATAGACAGCGACTTGTTTAAAGGGCCTAGTGCTAATATCGATAACGTTAAACGTAGAATAATCCTGTCCCCTTCCTTTAGAGACATCTACTGTCATGATGTATTGGTGGTCTTTAGTAGGTTCTCGATAGATTAATAAATCACCATTCTCTCGTACTTTTCGTGGATTCTTTGCACGAAAACCCATTAGCGTTTCACCATTAATCAAAGTATCACCTGTACCAAAGAACGTATTACCAAACTCTTGGTCAAACTGTAGTGCAGATGTATTTGCAATTGTCATCTCTTTCCATTTTTCATCACGACCTGGTACATCACTCCAGTTAACAGTAAATGGTTTGAATTCATTAGTATTCTGACACGCACCTTCCCAGAGTTTATGAAAAGTATTACCGATACCATTTGCAGTTGATGTTACGATTACTTTAGTATCTTTACCCGCAGATATTACTGGATAAGTAGAAGTATAGAATTCGTTTGCACGTTCTACAAACGCAAACTCGTCAAGGTATAATAAGTTAACTGACATACCACGAATAGAACTACCAGATGTTGCACTCGCAATGATACGACTATTATTACTAAATTCTAATGACCCTTTGTTAAGTGCTTTGGTGCCTGGTTGTAAAAAGAAAGGTAAGTTCTCTAACATCAAAGTTATTCTTGCTAACATCTCTCTTGCTACTGCGCCTTTGTTTGCCAATATAGCAATTGTTTTTTCTGGGTGAAAACATGCATACCACAAGAGATACGCAACAGAACTAATTGATTTACCCGATTGTCGACAAGCAAGTACTATAGAAAATCTGTTGTTATCAAAATGAGAAAACATTTGATGTTGATATGGATATAATTTAAATGGTACAAGACCTTTGTCAAGTGAAATAATTTTTAAATACGTTTCGCAAAAGTATGCAGGGTCTTTGCTACATTTAACGTATTCTTTGATTTCTTTCTTAGTAAAGTCATGTTGAACACCATCACGTTTAACATTTACGTTACCGAGATAAGTATCATTCTTCTGGTTCAACATCTATAATATTCTCTTTTTGTATTAATCTTTGTAATTCTGTAGTTGTACCTACAAAAAGATTATTAGTCGTTTGTCCTATTTGTTTGATATCTTCTTCGTTTTTTACTTTTTTTAATTTAGCATTAACGTCCATTAACTTGTCGTTAACATCTGCTATTTGTTTTACCATGTTACCAAATACTTCGAAAGCACGTGGGTGTTCTGATTCTCTGGCAACATCTGCCATTAAATCTAAAGTTTCTTTACTTTTTTCTATTAACTCGTAATATGTTTTTCGACTATATTCGTAATCGGCATCTACATTCTTATTATCTTTATCTTCACTCATACTATTATATATTACTTATATTATCAGAATCTACTGTGTTAAATCCATAATCACTATCTGGACTTACATTCGCTGGTGTTGGTGTTATATTCTGTGTTTTGTAATAATCGCCACTGTCTGCCGCACTATCAATGATAAACAAGTTATTACTAACTTCACGAATAATTTTGCTTGTACCTATTGGTCCGTGAAAGTTTATTTTCATTTCAAAACTTAGAGTATACACAATAGTTCTTCTTTGTTCTATTGCACCTTCAAAGTCATCTGTAAAAGAAACACTTGTCAATGTAATTGGTACATCTTCACTTAATGCAATATTACTGAATGGTTTTACTGAGACAGTATATTGTGGTGTAAAGAAAGGAAATATTTGTTCTACTATTTGTAATGCATCATCTTGAGATTTAGCATAAACATTTAAATCAAAGTTAATATTATATGGAGTTGCAGTGAATAATTTTTGTCTTGACACTGTTGAACCAGCAAGAACTTTATTTAAGTTGTTCATTTTATTTAACTGCCTTGTTTCATCGTATTGTATACCATTAATTTCAAAAGACATTCTTGGTAGTTTGATTGCAACAACTCGTTCATTTACCTCACCATTTGTCATTGCTTCTATTCTAGAAATAAAGTTTCTTTTTGGTGCGTATGATAATGGCACTTTAATTTGTGAAATAGTTTCACCCGCAGAATTTTGTCTAAGAACATAGATATTATTAAATAAAGAACCAAAGACACTTACTGCACTTCGAACTCTCTTGTGATAAAAATGAGTACCAAACATTACTGCATGTCTCCAAACGGATTAGACTCACTAAAGTCTAAGAAGTCTGACTCAAAATCGTCAAAGGTTTTATTTTGATTATCATTCAATATATCATTTATTTGATTTATTGAAGTTGGTGTCGCCACGTGTTGACTTAATGTTCCAATAATACTTTTAGTTGTAGTCCACTCATGGAATAATCCGTCAGTTGCACCACTATGAATTAGATGTAAAGTATTACCAGAGTCAGATGCAAACGCAACTTCTCCAGTCATGTTATAAGTATCGAATACTTGCGTGACAGTTTCACCTTGAATAAATCTACCACCACCTGAATCAAGTTCTAAATGATATTTAAATGAGTTTTCTGTCTCAACATCTTGTATAGTATCTACACCAGTATCAAAGTCTTCGCCACTGTACTCAAATAATTCACACTGCAATCTAAATGTAGGCAAGTCTTTTAATTGATAGAATGGTGTTTCAGTTTCAACTCTACGTATCTCAAACATAGATTCAGACATTGGTAAATATATTAAGTCGCCTTCTCTTGGTCTAAAGTTTGCTACCTCTAATCGTTTACCAACTAATTGTACCCACCTTTTTCTTGAAACAATAAATGTTGCTTGGTCTCTTAATTCTATACCAAACTTTGTAAATAAATCTCCTTCACCTTCAAACCCTTCTGTATTTTCAATATACATTTCTACTTTGTATGCATCTGAAAATCTAGACGGAACGTCATCTAAAAAGATTTTATCTTTGTTAACTATTTCTCTAGGCAAGTAATAGACATCTTGTCCAAACATCTGCAAAGATTCTATAACTAAATCTTCAAAAAGATTTTGTTCTGAACGAACTTTCTGTTTAAAATAACGATTTGTTGCCATGACCTACCCTACAAAGAAATTAGGCGGATTGTCATACTCGTTTCTTAGTTTTTCTATTTCTCTTTCTATTTCTTCTTTAGCATCATCAATCAATTGTCTACCATTTAATGTCACACCACCAGGAAGTGTCATACCTTCAAACTTACTTATATTTTCTCCCCATTGTTTTTTCAATATTGCAGTTACATAATTTTTCATGAATAAATTATTGTAAACGCCACCAACACTTTCTGCTTCTTCAACAAACATTTCAAGCATGATGTAATCGCCAACTTTTATATCACCGCCATCACGTAAATCACCCGCAATATTTAATGTACCGCTGTGTCTACTAAATTGTATTTGAGGTTGACCAGTAAGTTTTAAATCAATCATAGAAAGATATTGTTGCATGTGTTCGTAGTATGCTAAATCACCTACACCTGTCGCCAAGTCTGCAAGGTCATTTAATCGCATTTGATATTTAATATCAAAGAAGTTTACATTTGATGTTGAATCGCCTATCATAAAAACTTTTACAACATCTAGTATTCTGTTTGCAACTGCTGGCAAAGCGGCGTTCAAATCAATACTTTTAGCATCAACCATTGCTTGAGTAATCAATACAGGTTGAAAAACTCTTAACTGACCATCAGCGGCGTACTCACGAAATAACTGTAAACCATCATCAATTCTATCTTCGATTTGGTCATCGTCTACATTTATTTCTATGACTGGATATCCAAGTCTACGTAGTACATAGTCTCTAAAATCATTTCTATTACTTATCTTTGCCATATTACTATTTATCTATTAATTTAATAAAGTTCCTGAGTTATCGTAAACGTCTATACGATAGTGTGAACCCGATTGTCCGTCTAATGTATCTGCGTTTAGTCCACTTCCGTTTGAGTCTACTGTTTGAATAAGTGCCATTACATGATTGGCATTTAGTGCAAACTGACCAGCGGCACTATCATAAGTCAACGCATCTGGACTTCCAGTTGATAATGCATTTTTAACAGTTGTGATTGCATTCGCAGAGTCTAAGTCAAAGACACCAGTTGAACTATTAT